TCACTTACCGCTCAATATTCCGCATGGCAATAGACAACGGCTGGGCGGGGAATGACAACAACGTGCTACCACCCCCCACTGCCGACGCCCCGGCTAGCGTACACCCGCTCAGTATGCAAAACGCGGTGCCTTCCGGGGCGGGCGTGGTCAATGTGTTTGAGTACATATATGACGACTTTATGTCGTGTGGGGTGAACGTGGTGGCCGGAGCGCCGGGGGTGGGTAAGACGACGTTGATAGTACCGCTGGCGCTAGCCACCGCGCACCTCTGCCCGCACGACTACGCCCTGAAGCCCACGGTGCGCCGCAATGTTATAATTATTACCGAGTCGGTGGTACAGGTACAAAGAGTAATATACTCGCTGTACTCCTGGGGCTACACCGGGATGCACACCCGAGATTTTGAAGAGCGGGTGCGCGTTATCTCCGCTCAGCGGCTTGACCCAAAGATTGTGGCACAGGTGGCGGGCGAGTATAAAGGGTGGACGGTGGACAACCAGAAAGCCGACGGCACCCACTACGCGGCGCTCCCACTGGTGGTGTTCGATACCGCCAACGCGGTGTTTGACCTTGATAACGAAAACGACAACGCCGAGGTGGGACGGGCAATGGCCTACATCAAGCAGTCGTTTGCCGCCTTCCCCCTCATCATCGTCAGCCACACCGCCAAGGCGCTCGGCTCGGGGGACTCCGACTACCTGTCCCCACGCGGTGCGTCGGCTTGGACAGGGGACGCCCAAGGGGTGTACACCGTGTTTAAGGACGGCGACGCTCCCGACGCCCCCCGCGTGCTCAAGGCGACCAAGGTCAGGTTCCCCACCGCGTTCCCCGAGCTGACCTTTGACCTGGTCTCCAACCGCGAACAACACAAGGACGTGCTGGGCTACCCCAAGGAGATTTGGTTCTCGCACTCGGTGGCTCGGCCTCTCAAGGCCGGTGAGCGCAACTTGCTACGGGAAGAGCGCAAAGAACAAAAAGAGCAGGAACATTGGGCGCGAATCTGCGACGACTTGGTCGAGCTGGTACGCCGCGACCCCGGCAAGTCGCGCACGTACTACGAGCGGTTATCCTTGGCCCAAGGCGGGGTTAAAGCCTCGCAAGAGCGCAAAGAACTCTCAGTAACGAGCTTGATAAACGATGGACTGTTGGAGAGAGTAGAGCTGGACAAACCCCAAGGTAGAGCTAACCATTTTCTGCGCGTAAACGAGCAAGTAGTCAGTTCTGCAAATTTAAGTCGATACGGAATATAAACTATGAGCTACATTGTTGCTTCGCTACCCCCAGTCAAATGCTTTGTTAAACGGGAGTTCCTTTACAACTTTACAAAAGGGCACGGCGAGCTGGAGCCGGCAATCTGGGTAAGCCTAAAAGCCCTGAGCGGGCAGGTGTTCCGCATTGAGTCGCTCCTTCCTGCTTACGGCGCGTTGTACGACAAACTACCCCTACACGCCTACGTGTGGCACGCGGAGGCGGGTGAGCTGCCCATCGACGCTCTGCAGCTGTGGGACTGCATGGGTTACCGCTTCACAATAGTGGAAAAGCTTGGCCTGCGCAGCATGGGGGTCAAGTTCCTCGGTAAAGACAAACAGTGGCACCACGGGCGTTACCTGTTTACTGTAGACTTCTGCGCAGACGGCATGGACGTTGACACCGGCTTTACCGAGCAGGCTGAGGAGCACAAATCGTTCAACTTTATCAAACTTGACAACGGCCAGTTTGCTACGCAACCCAACAACCGATGCCTGTGGTACGACCAAAGCCTGGTGCCCGCCGAAACAAAGTTCCCCGACTTCCAAGCCGCCCGGCACCTGTGGAGCGTGGACGGAACGCGTAAATGGGTGGCGGGGGACGACTGGTTCTACAACATTGAGGAGCGGGTAGAGGAGAAAGAAAACTATTGTAACAACGGTTAAAGTAATCGTTCGAACGATCGTTTTAATCGTTCGAACGATTACTTCGGGGTGCACAGTAGGTGATTGTTTTTGTTAGGGTTCTAATCGTTCGTTTTGTAAAAGTAATCGTTCGAACGATTACTTTTACCCCCTCGGCGGGGGGCAGGGCACTCTCTGGATTCGCTCGATCGTCGGAGGAGAGGGACATTAGTCCTCTCTCCGTAGCCGATCAGAGTGATGCCGAACGCTAGTAAGACGAGGGTTGGGGGGCGGTTTTGGGTGTTGAAAAGTAATCGTTCGAACGATCACTTTTGGTGGTTTTGTAAGTGGTTGTTTTTGTTGGTGTTCTAATCGTTCGTTTTAATCGTTCGGAAGCTCCTCTATATAGACGAACGAACGATCACTTTTTGGCGCTTGTCTTTTTTAACTCACACAGGTATAATGAAAATATGAACACTCCTCCGAACTCAAAAAATACGGGTAAAGGCGCGCCCCACCCGACTGCCCGCAAGTACGCCCGCCCGGTTGTGTCTGCCCATATCTGCGCGGAGCTGAAGAAAGGGTTCTCGCTTGACTCAATCTGCTCGGCTGCAGGTATGCCCACGCATGCTACTTTTCTCGAGTGGGTGGAGAAGGATGATCCCGCAGGGATTGCCAAGGATTACGCACATGCGCGCGAGATCGGCTACACGCTGCTCGCCGATGAGATCGTCGCGCTGAGCGACAAGACGCACGAGTGGGTAACGGTGCATGCGCTGAACCCAGCCGGCGAGCCGATGTTTGACGCAAAGGGGCTGCCCGTGCTCAAGCAAATGCTCATGCCGCTCAACAGCGACATCATTGCGCACAAGCGAGTGCAGATTGACACACGCAAGTGGGTGCTCAGTAAGATGCTGCCCAAGGTGTACGGCGACAAGATCACTCAGGAGCACACCGGCGCGGGGGGTGGGCCAATCACGCTTGCGGCGGTTGACTTGAAGAACCTGAGCGATGACGAGCTGGAGAACATGCGCCACCTGCTCGCTAAAGTAAGTGGAGCGGCATGAACGCACCCATTAGCCCTGTGGTAATGCTCCGGCTGGTAAAGCGAGAGCAGAGCCGTAGGGACGCTTCGGCGTCACTGTATGAGTTCGTCAGGCAGTCATGGCACGCGGTGGAGCCGGGTATCCAGTTTATTGAAAGCTGGCACATCCAAGCGATATGCGAGCACCTGGAAGCGGTGAGCGCGGGAGAGATACACCGGCTGCTCATTAACATCCCGCCCCGGCACAGCAAGTCGACAATCGTCTCGGTGATGTGGCCCGCGTGGGAGTGGATTACCGACCCTGCGCAGAAGTTCTTATGTGCTTCGTACTCGGGCAACCTGAGCACACGCGACAATCTGAAGACCCGGCGACTGCTGCAGTCTAACTGGTACCAGGAACGCTGGGGGTACATGTTCAAGTTCGCTGGCGACCAGAATGCCAAGCAGCGGTTTGAGAACGACAAGACAGGCTACCGCCTTGCCACTTCGGTGGGAGGCACGGCAACGGGTGAGGGTGGCTCGCGTTTGATTCTTGACGACCCGCACGGTGCGCAGGCGGCCCAGTCGGAAGTGATGCGGGAGTCTGACCTGGAGTGGTTTGACATGGTCTGGTCTACGCGGCTCAATAACCAAAAGACCGATGCCATGGTCACCGTGATGCAGCGGCTGCACGAGCAAGACATCAGCGGACACATACTGGAAGATATTAAAGGGTGGGAGCATATCTGCATCCCGGCTGAGTGGGACGGCAAGACGCGTAGGACTAAGCTGGGTGAGTACGACCCCCGCAAGACCAAAGGCGAGCTGATATGTCCTGAGCGGTTTGGGCCGGAGGAGATAACTATCCTGAAGCAGCTGCTGGGTGCGTACGGTACTGCAGGTCAGTTACAGCAAGACCCTGCGCCGAGCGAAGGCGGTATACTCAAGACCAACTTCTTCGGGCTGTGGCCGCATGACTCGGGCCTGCCCTCGTTTGAGTACATACTGCAGTCGTACGACTGTGCGTTCACGGAGAAGACCACCGGCGATCCCACTGCCTGTACTGTGTGGGCGATGTTCACGCATAAGGGCCAGCGTAACGCCATGTTGATTGACGCCTGGGACGAACACCTGAGCTATCCAGACCTACGCGCCAGAGCCGTGAAGGACTGGACCACTGAATACGGAGGCATGACGAAGGACTCGCCTTATTCTAGAGCCAGGCGGCCTGATCGGGTCCTCGTAGAGGCTAAGGCGAGCGGTCAATCACTCCTGCAAGATTTGCGCTTGGCGAAAGTGCCTGCAGTAGGCTATAATCCAGGTAACGCGGACAAAGTGTCCCGTGCGCACCAAGCCGCACCCACTCTAGAGCTGGGGTTGATATGGATACCGGAGAGCAAAAAGAATCCAGGTCAACATGTTAGTTGGGCTGCAGCGTTCCTTAAGCAGCTGGGCAAGTTTCCGGTGGCCGAGCACGACGACTATGTTGATACGTTCACTCAAGCTATTATCTATCTTAAAAACGACGGCTGGTTTACATTACCCAGAGCTAAAGATATTGACGAACATAAAGTTGATAATAAGATAAGGATAAATCCGTATGCAGCCTAAGAAACCCGTGTGGGACAAGAAGCGACCAAAAGATCTCGGTGACAGCAAGCCTCTTACTCCAAAGGCTAAGACCGCAGCCAAGGCTGCGGCAAAGAGCGCAGGCCGTGTATACCCAAACCTCGTCGATAACATGCGCGCTGCGAGGAAGAAAAAATGACACAACAAGTAGATAAAGACAAGCTGCCGCTCAATCAGCCCAGGCGCACCCCGAGCCATCCCACCAAGTCGCACATTGTGAAGACCAAGGTCGACGGTAAAGAGAAGATCATCCGGTTTGGTCAACAAGGAGCCAGCACGGCAGGCAAGCCAAAGGCAGGCGAGTCTGACCGCATGAAGGCCAAGCGTGCGTCGTTTAAGGCAAGGCACGGCAAGAACATTGCTAAGGGGAAGAGCAGCGCTGCTTACTGGGCCGATAAGGTCAAATGGGCTGACGGTGGCTCGGTGTCCTTAGAACAGCTGGCCGACAAGTACCTGCCACCTGAAGTAATGGAGCGAATGGAAGTGCTGGGGCGTCAACCCAGCGCAGTTGAGCGAGCGGTTTACGACCAGTTAGGCATGGAGCCGGGGGTGGGGAATCGCCCTGGCGCAATACCTATCAGGGAAGACGGCGAGTGGATAATGCCCCGCTGGATGTACGAAGCAGGTAAGGGGTTTGTGTCTTCCGGCGTTGCCATGAAAGGCCAACAGGTTTCGCCCGAGGACGTGCTGAACACTGCATTGACGTTCACGGGCGGGTCGTTTGGCGCAAGCCATGCTGCGGGGCCAGCCGCCGAAGCGGGTACACAAATGCTCGGTATGGCCGTTAAGAACAAAGGCGGCAATTGGCTGGACAAATCAGTAGCTGAGGCGATTGCGCCTCTGCAAGTCCCTGATCCCGCTAATCGACTCAGAGAGATGGAAGCCTTCGTTCTGCGCGGACAAGCCAGTGCCCCAGGCGTTGTTGACGACGCATACATGCAGCTCATGCGCGAACAGACGATGCCAGATATCGCTATCAACAACTGGCTTGAAACAAAACTCAATTCCTACATCCGCAATGATATGGGTACACCGGAAGACCCGGTGCGTGCGCTGGCCGAACGCGGAACGCTTCATTTTGAACCCCCTGTGCAATTCCCGCCTTATACTCAGCGGGAGATGGAAGGTTTTCCTAATGTAGGTTTGGGTCAATCGGAACTCGCTAAACGCTGGGAAGCCGCCACCGACCTGTCTATACGTCCCTTTCAGGCAGGAGACCTGATCAATCCAGAGAAGTATAACTCTGATAGTACGGATGGGCGTCTTGTAGACTATCCATGGTTGTCAAAAGTGCCTCCGGAAACAAAAGTTTACGATCTTAAAGCCGATAACAATATGGGCACTCTCGGCTTTAACCACCTTGTAGACGAACTGCGCAACGCCACCCGGCCAGACACAGATCTGCCAGAGCGCCTGCGCATCGACTACAACAAACTGGACAGGATGACTGTTCCTCAGATCGTGGAAAAGGTTGCGGACATCAACGCATGGCGTGCGCAAGAGGCCGTTCGTGCCGAGCGCGAAGGTATGATGGCGAACCTGCAGGGAGCACCAAGAGTTGAGGATCCTGAGCTTAATCTGTCTTTCGTAGAAAGCCCCGGCGGTAAGTGGGTAGACATCCCTGAGACGGTGGACGAAACCAATCTCAATCTCTGCACTTCTATCGGTAAGGCAGGCGGTTGGTGTACGCAGGGTGAAGGTTTGGCTAAGAGTTATGGCTCCGGCGACAATCGTCTTACGGCGTTGGTTGACGCCGAAGGCCGTCCGCATGCGCAAGCGAAGATCAGCACCGTCCGCGTCAATGCCGAAAACACTCAAATGGGTGGTATGTTAACTGAACAAGAAGCGATTGACGACCAGCTACTCATGAATGCGGCAACAGTGTTGCAAGAACGCGGCTTAGGTGATTTGTTCGGAGAACAGGTTGAGGTAGACGTGCTTGCTGAGGCGTTGGGATTTAATAATAATAGAGGGCTTTCGCGAGAAGCTAGAGACGCATTGAACGAAGTATACGCTGAAGCTGAACGCAGGCTGCCTAAAACAGAACTATCTGTGCCGGACATCACTGAACTCAAACCCCCAGGCAACACGTTTAATAGCGCCAGAGCGCAAGAATATGCCCGCCGCGACCCGCAGTACAAACAAAAAGTCACGGACTCGGTGCTCAGGTTCCTCAACGGCGGGAACTGGGGCAAAGTGGCCGATCTAGATCAGTACGGCGTTGTTGATCTGAAAGACTCTAATGCGGTGATGCGATACTTAAACGACATCTATAACGGCTCCGACAACGGCGTGATGATTTTCAATTACGCCATAGACAGTGCTCCGCCAGATACTCCGCGTTTCATGAGCCGTGGCCAGTTTGTAAATTTCTTGGAGCCTTACGAGCCGATGCCGCCGGAAGGCTTCGCCAAAGGCGGCACAGTCAGAGCCTACGACCCGCTACAAATAGAAAACATTATGAGCAGTATAAACTCCCCGCGCAATTACGCTGAGGGTGGTAGTGTGCTGGCGTACAACCCAGGGCGAGTAGACGCGATACTTAATCAATTCAGGGGAGCTGAGTGATGGCTAACGAAAGACCAGAAGACGACCTGCCAGAAGGCGAGACCGTTCAGCTTGAAGACGTGGATAACGAGGTCGAGGACACCGAAGACGGCGGCGCGATTATTCGTGAGAGGAACGCAGAAGACCACGCCGCCAAGCTCGCCCACTTTGCCAACATCGTTGAAGAAGTTGACGATGACATGCTCAATACCGCGATCAACGACTTGTTGGAAAAGATCAACAACGACAAAGAGGCACGAGAGAAGCGCGACAAGCAGTACGAAGAAGGCCTACGCCGCACCGGACTGGGTGACGATGCCCCCGGTGGTGCTCAGTTCGCGGGCGCTAACAAAGTGGTGCACCCGATGCTGGTAGAGGCCTGCGTAGACTTCTCTGCCCGGTTCATGAAGGAGATCTTCCCGCCCGGTGGCCCAATAAAGAGCAAGGTGCTGGGTGAACGGGACAAGACTAAACTGCAGAAGGCCGAGCGTAAAGCGGAGTTCATGAACTGGCAGACCACGGAGCAGATGGTCGAGTTTAGGGGCGAGCTAGAGCAGTTGAGCACCCAACTCCCGCTGGGCGGTGGGCAGTACATGAAGTTCATGTGGAACGCGTTACACCGCCGTCCGTGCTCGGAGTTCATTGCGATTGATGATGTGTACCTGCCGTTTGCGGCGACCAACTTCTACACTGCCGAGCGCAAGACGCACGTGCAGTATGTGACCAAGTTTGAGTACCAACGCCGGGTCAAGTCAGGCATGTACCGTGACGTAGACCTAGGAGAGCCTGACGACCCCGAGTACAGCAAGTCCACCCAGGCTAACGACAAGATTGAAGGGCGCAAAGACCTCAACTACAACGAGGACGGGCTGCGCACCGTTTTTGAGGTGTACACGTATCTCGACTTTGGCGATGGCCCCGAGCCGTACATCCTGAGCATTGACAAGTCTACCGAGATGGGCCTGGGGCTGTACCGCAACTGGGAGCAAGACGACGAGCGCCAACAGGAACTGGACTGGATTGTTGAGTTCCCGTTCGTACCGTGGCGTGGTGCGTACCCTATCGGACTCACGCACATGATCGGCGGATTGAGTGGTGCGGCTACCGGCGCACTCCGCGCTCTGCTTGACTCAGCGCACATTCAGAACATACCCACGATGCTCAAACTCAAGGGGGGTCCTGGCGGCCAAACCCTGAACCTGCAGCCTACGGAGATTGCGGAGATTGAAGGGGGTGCGCTGATTGACGACATCCGCAAGATCGCTATGCCCATCCCGTTCAACCCGCCTAGCCCGACATTGTTCCAGCTGCTGGGCTTCCTAGTGGATGCCGGTAAAGGCGTGGTGCAAACCTCGTTTGAAAAGCTCTCTGACCAGAACTCTAACCAGCCTGTGGGCACAACTATGGCCCTGATTGAGCAGGGCATGGTGGTGTTTAGCTCAATTCACAGCCGGTTGCATGGCTCGATGGCGCGGTGCTTCAAGATTCTGCACCGCATCAACAGCGCGTACTTGACCGTTGAAGACATTGAGGCATATGCCGCTGGCATTGAGATTGATCCGTCTGACTTTGACGGCCCAATAGACGTGATTCCAGTCAGCGACCCCGCAATTTTCAGCGAGACGCAGCGTTTTGCACAAACGCAGGCGATTATGCAGCGCTCCCAGGCGATGCCGCAGATGTATGACGCTCGTAAAGTGGAGGAGATGTTCCTGCGCAATATGAAAGTCCCTGTAAATGACGTTCTGCAGCCGCTACCCGGCAGCGAAGACATGGATCCGGTTAGCGAGAACGTGGCAGCAGCCATGGGTCGCCCGGTTTACGTACTTCCGTCGCAAGACCACATAGCGCATATAATGACGCATGTCTCGTTCCTCAAGTCGCCGCTGTTCGGGTCTAATCCGGCAATAGTGAAGACCTACCTGTACCCTATCGCCACGCACCTGCGCGACCATCTGCTCAACTACTACCTGGTCGAATCTCACGACGCGGTTTCTAAAGCGCAGCGCGGAGAGTTGATACAGGAGGAAGCGCAAGAACAGGTCAAGGTTATCCTGCAAGTGCAGCAGTTTATAGAGAAGCAGCTGGGCAACTTTGCTCAAGAGCTGGCGCAGCTGGATGAGGCCGCGCAGCAGTTCAAGCCGCAGCAGCAGATGCCGCCTGATAAGACGATGGAAGTGGCGCAGCTCAACGCGCAAGTACAAGGCCAGGCCATGCAGCAGCGTATGCAGGTTGACCAAGCTAAACTGCAGAACGACCAGCAGAAGATGCAGTCACAGCAGCAACTTGAAGCAGCTAAACTAGCCGCAAAACAAGAAGAGTTCAACGCACGCATGCAAACCGAGCAGATGAAGCAATCGGGTGAAGACCAACGCCTTGCGGCTGAACTGAACGCTAGGGAGCGCATGAACACGGCTGACAACGACACCGCAAAGCTCTTAGCCGCAGCTGAGATGGCCACGGGTGAGAAAGTAAGAGTAAGTACAGGTACAGGAATAAATCCCAATCCATAAACCCTTGAGGACAAACCGATGAAAGCCAAACCGATGAAAGACAAACCAAAGACCGGTACCGTTTCAATGAAAGGCGGCGACGTTAAACAGAAGCACCGCATGGCGGCGGGTGAGAAAGTCACCGGCCAGACCCTACCCTCTGCGCCTAAGTCGCCTAAGACACCCGCGTGAACTTAGAGACTAAGCTACTCAATAAGCTCAAGGCTGAGCAGCAGAGTTTTGCTGTAGAGGCTCTGACGCGGCCCCAGACACGCGATACGTTTGAGTACGGGTATCGTGTTGGAATGTTTGCGGGCTACGAAGCCGCAATAAACGTACTTCTAAAACTGATAGATGAGGAACAACATGGCGACAATGACATATGAGGACGCACTTGCAGAGGCTTTTCCCGCTGTAGAAGCAGGGATTCAGCCTTTTGGTAGCCGCGTTCTGATTCAGATCCGCACCGCTAAGAAGAAATCTACAGGCGGTATTATCTTAAACACCGACACTGTTGACACAGAGAAGTGGAACACCCAAGTGGGCAAGGTGGTGTCGGTTGGACCGCTAGCCTTTAAGAACCGCAATGACATGACCACATGGCCAGAAGGCGAGTGGTGTGCTGCGGGTCAATTTGTTCGGGTTCCTAAGTACGGCGGCGACCGCTGGGAGATTAAAATTCCAGGCACAGACGAGTCTGCAATGTTTGTTATTTTTAACGATCTTGACATCATCGGGCGAGTTACAGGCGACCCACTAACTGTCAAGGCATTCATCTGAAAAGGAGATGACGTATGGCTGAAGTAATGAAAGAAAACGACGAGAACGAAGAACAGCTAGTGATTGTTGAAGATAAAAACAAACTGTCCAAGGTCGAAGACGATCCGGATGACCAAGACGAGCAAGACAATCCAGATGACCAAAACGATGACCGCACCAAGTCTTCGGCTGAAGATGATGGCGACGGTAATGATGACGAGCGGGAAGCAATCCGAGAGCGCCGCCGTAAAGAAAAAGTAGAACGTAAAGACCGCAGAGACACCGCTATTAAGCGCGACAAGCTGGAACTAGACTTCCTGCGCAAACAAAACGATAACCTTGAGCGCCGCCTATCGGCTCAAGAACAACGTGCCCACCAAGTAGACCTTGGAAGCTATGACGCTTACATTTCCCAAGCGGCAAAAGAAGCAGAGATGGCAGAGCGGGTTATTGCTAAAGCCGTTGAAACCGGAAACGGAGCAGATGTAACCCAGGCTATGCGTTATCGTGACCAAGCAATGCAGAAAATGCAGAAGCTACAGTACGATAAACAGCTGGCTGCTCAAAATCGCCCCCAACCTGCCGGTCAAACCGTTGACGACATGACGTTACACCATGCTAAGCAGTTCATGTCTGATAACCCGTGGTATGATTCTCAAGGCCGTGACGAAGACTCAGCAATAGTGATTGCAATAGACCAGTCGCTGTCTAAAGACGGGTACAACCCGCAGTCGGAAGAGTATTGGACTGAGCTGAGAAAACGAACCGCCCGCCGGTTACCCGAAAGGTTTAAAGATAAAACCCCTCGCGAAGAACGCGTAGTGCGGGGAGGCCCAGCAGTGGGTTCTGGCCGTGAGCATGCCCCGGCAAGCACCCGTAGAGAGATGTACGTCAGTCCCGAGCGCAAACAGGCGCTGATTGATGCGGGTGTGTGGGACGACCCAGTGCTGCGCATGAAGTACGTCAAGCGTTACGCTGAGTACGACCGCACCAATAAGGCGTGAGTGAAATGATTCACTTGCCTTTTCAAAAAATAAACACTAAAATTGTTTCAATCGCTGAAAAAGGAGCGACGTTATGACAGACGAAAGATTAAAGAAATCCGCTGGGGACAACCGTGAAGACCGCACGATGACAGATCGTGCTGTTAGCCAAAATCGCGAAGTTACCGATGACGAGCGGGTTGAAATGTTCCGTCAACAGTTTTTTCAGTCCAGTCTACCGGACTTACCGAAACTCCCCGGCTGGCATCCGTGCTGGCTGACCACGACTAACCCTCGTGATTCGATCCATATGCGAATCCGACTAGGCTACGAGCCTATCAAGCCAGGAGATGTTCCGGGCTGGGAATACGCAACCCTGAAGACAGGTGATTGGGCCGGACTCATTGGGGTGAATGAGATGCTTGCTTTTAAGCTGCCGATGTCTCTGTACGAGAAGTACATGAAGGAAGCTCATCACGATGCTCCTTTGAGAGAGGAAGAGAAACTCACCGACACGGCTGAGTTTCTTGAGCAGCAGGCCCGAGTGTCTAAGTCGCGGATTGACATGGGAGACGGTAATAGGGAGATAGGGCAAAACCGGGAAGCTCGTTTCGATCTTTCCTGACCGAATCTTTCAATCCACCATTAGGAGTCACTATGTCTACGACTAGCGCACCATATGGTTTTCGGCCTTCGTTCCACAACAGTGGACAAATTCGTCCGAAAGCCTACACGATTGTTACAGGTTACGCTGCGACAATCTTTTCAGGGGACCCCGTTAAGCTAGTAAGCACCGGGACCATACAAATCGGCTCATCTGACGGTACACGTACCGGCACTACCGATGGCATTACTTTACTCGGTATCTTCGCCGGCGTTGAGTACAACGACGCAACTGGCAAGCCTACCATTTCACCCTTTTGGCCAGCGTCCACCACAGGCACAGAAATTGTTGCGTATGTGTATGACGATCCAGAAACTTTGTATGATTCACAGTACGCAAACCCAGGAACACCAGGCACCACATCGGTACAAGTCGATGTTGGCGCTCAGGCAGACTGGCGTGTAGCTTCTCCCGGCGGCTCTACTTCCACCGGCATCAGCAGCACGTACCTAACCGCGCTTGTAGCTACTTCTGGTCAATTCCAGATCACGGGCTCTGCGTACCTTATCACCGACTCTTTAACTGATGCCTATGTAAGCATGACCGTTCGTCTGAACGAAGCTGCATACAAAGCACCTGTTAACGCCATTTAAGGGGGGACTGAATCATGGCTACTCCAATGAGAAGTACAGACTTCAGATCCATCGTTGAGCCAATTCTTAACGAAGTGTTTGATGGCGTTTACACCCAGCGTGCTGACGAGTGGAAGCAAGTCTTTGCAGAACAAAAAGGCATCCCGCGCAACTACCACGAAGAACCAGTTCTTTATGGTTTTGGCGCTGCTCCTGAGCTGCCCGACGGCATGGCTGTAAGCTACCAGTCCGGTGGCGTACTGTTCCTGCAGCGTTACCTCTACAAAGTCTACGGCCTGGCATTCAGCTTGACCAAAGTCCTTGTAGAAGACGGCGACCACATCCGTATCGGCCAGACCTACGCCAAGCACTTGGCTCAGTCTCTGATCGAGACGAAAGAGACGCTTTCGGCTAACGTTCTGAACCGTGCGTTTAACAGCGCGTATGTTGGTGGTGACGGCGTATCGCTGATCAGCACTGCGCATCCAATTGTTAGCGGCACGTTCAGCAATCAGTTGAGCACAGCGGCTAACTTGTCGCAAACCTCACTTGAGCAGATACTCATCCAGGTCCGCAACGCTGTTGACAACAACGGCAAGCGTATCCGCTTGACGCCTACTCAACTCGTGTCAGGCCCAAGCAACGTGTTCCAGGCCGAAGTTTTGCTGAAGAGCGTGTTGCGTACCGGCACTGCCGATAACGACATTAACCCTGTTAAGAGCATGGGGCTGTTGGCTAAAGGTCAGGCTAATCTGTCGCGTATCACCTCATCCACCGCTTGGTGGGTACAGACTGATGCGCCAGAAGGCTTGAAGCTGATGATGCGTCGGGCGTTGGAAAAGTCTATGGAAGGCGACTTCGAGACTGACTCAATGCGTTACAAAGCTACTGAGCGTTACACTGTGGGTTGGACTGACCCACGTGGCGTGTTTGGTACAGCTGGTGTTTAAGTAATAAAGAGAGGGGAGGTTATGCCTCCCCTCTTTGTTTTACCGGGATAACCCGCGTATCTGACAGCCCCGGCTGACGTCATGCAGACAGATACCCACTTAACTCGCATGAGAGGAATTTAAAATGGCTTCGACTACTTTTACTGGTGCAGTTACTTCCAAAAATGGCTTTATTGCTGGCCATCAAGTAACAACCGCCAACGCGATCAATGCAACCGCTACCGCTACCGCCGCACAAGTTGCGACT